CAATAACATGAATACTAGCCGATATATAGTACAATCAGATATAATTATTTATTCTAGTGGTTCATTAGGTATAGGAAAATTAGATCCTAATGCTTCTTTAGACGTTTCAGGAAGTAGTATTATAACCGGCTCACTTATTGTAACACAAGGTATAACAGGAAGTTTACAAGGTACAGCATCATATGCTATAACAGCATCGTATTATAATGGTAGTGTTATAAGTTCATCATATGCTGCTACCGCCTCTTTTATAACAGCCTCTGGTGTTTATGGGCCTTACGGTTCAAACAGTATATTAAGCGCGTCTTACGCTGGATATTCTGTCACATCTTCTATATCTGACTCAACAACGTTAGTAAAGATAAATACTTTAAACCAAACTGGATATACTATATCTAAGGGAATGGTTGTAAGAATAACAGGGTCTAATAACGCCTCAGATACTCCTCGTATAACAACCGCATCATGTGTTAATGACAATAACTCAGCTAATACCTTAGGTATAGCAATGCAAGATATAACTAATGGATCACAAGGATATGTTATAACAGAAGGTGTGTTAACAGGTATAGACACATCACTATATACATCAGGTCAATTAATATATTTAGGTACAACTGGCTCAATAACTGGATCTGCCCCTCTAGCTCCACTTCATGCAGTACGTTTAGGTGAGGTGATTAGACAACAACAAAACAATGGTTCAATATATGTTAGTGTAAATAATGGGTACCAATTAGGTGAATTACATGACGTGATTGACAATACAACAACTTCATCTTACGGTGACTTATTAGTTAAGAGTGGTAGTGTGTGGATTAATTCTAAACAGTTAACTGGTTCGTACGGCTTAACTGGTAGTTTACAAGCAACATCACTTACAGCCTCGCTTCAAGGTACCGCGTCTTGGGCGTCCAATGCTGTAACATCTTCATATATTTTACAGGCGATAAGTGCTTCATATGCTGCTACTGCTTCAGTAGCCCCATTATATTTACCTTTATCTGGAGGTACAATAACAGGAAATATTACCATAAACGGTACAGCATCTATAAATTATTTAAATGTAGTTTACGAGACAGCATCAGTAATATACTCATCTGGTTCTAACCAATTTGGTGATGCAGTAAACGATACACAATCTTTATATGGTACTGTAGTAATACCGACTGGAAGTTTAACTATAACAGGCTCAACTATATCCACATTAGGATTTACAGGATCATTACAAGGTACTTCAAGTTGGGCTTCTAACGCCACAACAGCATCTTATATCCTACAAGCAGTAAGCGCTTCATTTGCCTCAACCGCTTCATATTATGGAGGTAGTGTTGTAAGCGCATCTTATGCTTCAAGTTCAACGTCGGCATCATATGCTTTACAAGCTACAAGTGCTTCCTACATTTTACAGGCTGTTAGTGCTTCATTTGCTACTACAGCATCCTATGTTACTGGTTCAATTCATAATAACACTAATCCAGCCTTAAGTGCTTCATATGCGTCTAGTTCTACATCAGCATCATACGCTTTAACAGCATCTTACATTGTCACTGCTCAAACTGCCTCGTATGTTTTACAAGCAGTAAGTGCTTCATTTGCTACGTTGTCACAAACTGCCAATACTGCTTCGTACATTGTTACAGCTCAAACAGCGTCATATGTTCAAAATGCCCAAACAGCATCATACGTTTTACAGGCGGTAAGTGCGTCATATACAACATTAGCTCAAACAGCCAATACTGCTTCATATTACGGTGGTAGTGTTGTTAGTGCATCATATGCTTCAAGTTCAACAAGCGCCTCGTATGCATTAACTGCATCTTATGTACAAAATGCTCAGACGGCATCATATGTACTTCAAGCTGTGAGTTCGTCTTATGCGACATTAGCTCAAACGGCTAATACAGCTTCATATGTTGTTACAGCACAAACGGCTTCGTACGTACAAAATGCACAAACTGCTTCGTACGTACTTCAAGCTGTAAGCGCTTCATTCGCTACAACAGCGTCTTATGTTACCGGTTCAGTTCATAACAGTACTAACCCAGCTTTAAGTGCATCCTATGCTCTTACAGCATCTTATGCTTTAAATGGAGGAGGAGCTTCATTTCCATATACCGGAAGTGCAATCATAAGTGGTAGTTTAATAGTAACTGGTTCAACTATATCCACATTAGGATTTACTGGTTCACTTCAAGGTACAGCTAGTTGGGCGTCCAATGCGTTAACTGCTTCATATATTGTAACAGCACAAACAGCATCTTATGTCTTGCAGGCAGTAAGTGCTTCATTCGCTACCTTAGCTCAAACCGCTAATACAGCTTCATATGTTGTAACAGCTCAGACAGCGTCTTATGTACAAAACGCAGTAAGTGCTTCATATGTTTTACAGGCGGTAAGTGCTTCATTTGCAAGTACAGCTTCATTCTTACCTATAGGAACATACAATATAACGTCAAGTTGGGCTACAAACGCTTTAACAGCTTCATTTTTACCTGCTGGAACATACGCTATAACAGCATCATGGGCTCAAAGTTCAAGTCAAGCGGTAAGTTCAAGTTGGGCAGCTAATGGCGGTGTAACACAAATTGTAGCTGGTACTAACATATCAATATCACCAACTAACGGTTTAGGAGCGGTGACTATTAACTCAACTGGAGGTGGTTCTTCAACTCAAATAGCAACCGGATCAGTAACGGCGAGTGTATCATTAACACAATTTAGTGTTGTGAGTGGTAGTTCAACAGAACTTACAGTTACTGGTACTGGTGTTACAATAGGAAATGTTATTACTGATACTCATAGAATAACAGGATCTTTAAATATATCTGGTAGTATATTTGCTACTGGTTCAATAACAGCAACACAAGGATTTTCAGGTTCATTTAGTGGTTCATTCTTTGGTAATGGAGCTGGTTTAACAGGTGTTACAGCAACTGCAGATACAACAGTATTAGAAGCACAAGTTTGGTTTTTAACATAAAATTAAATTCATGAGTAAAAAAAGTAATAGCGGATATATAGGCCCTGTTTATAGGGATGATGTTCAAGGAGTAATAAATAATGATAAAAACTACCAAATACGTTTTTTATCACAGAATGAACAATACTCTAGTATAACAAATTTAATGGGTCAACCTCCATTACCTGATACTACGTTAGCCTATTTACCAATATATTCTAATGGTGGTGGTAGTGGCTCAGCAGCTAGTATAACGTCATTACTTAGTGGCTCACTAGCAACAATAGTCATCATCACTTCTGGTTCAGGTTTTGGTACTTCGGCAACAATGAGTTTTTCAGGTGGTGGTGGTACAGGCGCTGATGGATTTGTGTCCAGTTTTACAGCTGGAGGAGGTCTATCAGCAATAGAACGTTTAGGATATATTCCTAGTGTTATAATCGCCAATCCTGGTTCCGGGTATACTAGTGCACCAACTGCATCTTTTAGTGCTCCTACAACATCAAATGGTAGACCAGGAGTATATGCCACAGCCTCAATAACAGTAACTAATGGTAGTATAACATCTGTTACTATAACAAACACAGGAAGCGGTTATAGAGGTTTAAATAACTACCCAACAATAACTTTAAGTGGTGGAGGTACTCCAACTGTAGCTGCATCTTTAGTACCTGTTGTAGAATTTGGTAAAGGATATACCTCTGCTCCTACAGTAACTGTCACGGGAGCAGGTTCAGGAGCAGTTGTTTCTGCGTCTATATATGGATATTTACCAACATCAGCCAGTATAACAAATAGTGGTAGTGGATATACAACAGCCCCTGGAGTACAAATAATAGGAGCGGCTTACACAAGTGCCTCAGATAGTACATATGGAACGGCAACATTATCAGGAAATCAGGTAGCATCCGTTGCTATTACAACTGGATCTAGTACATTCACTACACCACCTACAATGAGTTTATCAGGTTTACCTGTACTACCATCTATAACGGATAATCAAATAGTGGGTACATACGCTGTGTACAATAATATGTCTAATTATGTAGCCATAAGAATATCAGGTAGCTTTACAGTAAACTGGGGAGATGGTGTTACAGAAAACTATAGCGCTAACGCAGCCGCAACTACTGTATCACATTCATATACAACAGCTTCATATTCTGCTATTACGGCAAGTGTATATAATGGATATAAACCAGTGGTTATTAATATTACCGCATCGGGTAGTGGTGTAACTTTTAAAACAGTGAGTTTTACAGTAGCACCAACAACATCAACAGGATCATACGTTTATGCTAGTTCTGCTATAGCTAATAATTGGGTAGACATAAAAATGGCTGGTAGTGATATATCATCTTTAAGTTTAGGAACTTCTACAGGTGGGAACACTATATGCAGAAATATGGAAAGATTTGAATTTTCAGGTTCAAATAAGATTACTGATTTTAGTAATATGTTTTTAAATTGCCAAAATCTTAAACAAGTAGTATCATTGTATACTACACTAGGAACTAATTTTACTAGTATGTTTCAAAGTTGCAATAACCTAAACTCACTACCATCACTAGACTCTTCAGGTAACACCACACCTAGTGGATATAATAGTATGTTTAATAGTTGTTATAATTTAGGATCGGTAACACTAAATATTAATCAAACTACTGCAAATACAAGTGTAACTAATATGTTTAATAGTTGTTACAATTTAAAAAGAGTTAATGCTACTTTTGGTAGTAATATAACAACTCATCAAAATATGTTTAATAGTTGTTATAGTCTAGCTGAAACTCCACCTATAAACATAAACAGTTCAATAAATATGAATAGTATGTTTAGTTACTGCTATAACTTAAAATCAGTAAAGTTAATAGGAAGCACAAAAAACGTTACTAGTACTGGTTTTGCTAGTTTATTTTATCTATGCTACTCTCTAGTAGATATTCCACAAACATTTGATTGCCAATCAGTTACTAGTTTAAATTCTATGTTTTATAATTGTTCTAGTTTAACTAAAGCTCCAATACTCACTAATACATATAATGTCACAACTTGTGCTAGTATGTTTTTTAATTGTTCCAGTTTAAAATATGTACCACTATTTGATACTCAAAACGTAACATCAATGAATAGTACGTTTAGTAATTGTTTTTCATTAGTGTCTGTACCTTTATTTAACACAGGGAAGGTTACAGATATGTCTAGTATGTTTGGTAGCTGTTATAGTTTAAAAACAATACCACAATTTAATACTGCTAATGTAACAACTATGAGTTCTATGTTTAGTAGTTGCTATAACTTAGTAACTATTCCGCAATTAAACACACCTAAATTAAATAATGTAGTTAGCATGTTTCAAACATGCCCATCCTTACTGAGTGTCCCACTTTTTAACACTAGCAATACAACCAGCTTTTCAGGAATATTTAACGGATGCTCATCGCTTAAAGAAATACCATTATTTGAAACAGCTAATGTTACAACTTTTGCTTCTGCATTTAATACCTGTTATTCTCTAAGATCAATTCCTTTACTTAATACATCAAATTGTACCAATTTTTCAAGTATGCTCACAAACTGTAGCTCTTTAACAGATGTAGCTCCAATAGACACATCATTAGGGACCAATTTTTCAAGTATGTTTCAAAACTGTAGTAGTTTAAAAACAATACCACTACTGAATACAGCTAGAGGCACAACAGTTGCTAGTATGTTTTCCAACTGCAACTGTATACAAGAAATTCCAGCATTAAACTTTTCAAGTGTGTCTAGTGCAGCTAATACTGCCACATTATTTAGTAGTGTATACACTATCAAACGCAACCAAATGACTGGACTTCAGTATGCTGTTGATATATCAAATCAACAATTAGATTCAACAGCATTAAATGAAATATATACTAATTTAGGTACGGCATCTGGTGCACAAACAATAACAGTAACAGGAAACTGGGGTACACCAAATGATAACCCAGCAATAGCTACAGGAAAGGGTTGGACAGTAACAGGATAATAATATATTTATAACATATGGATACATCAGGTTTTTACAAAATAATAGATGGAGAAACATCACAAATGGCTATGGGACCTAATTATGTGTTAGGACCATATGGTTCATTTGAACTGCAGCGTGAGCAAAAAGATACTTATACTTATCCAGTAGATGGGTGGTATTGGTTTGATTCTGAAGAAGAAGCGTGTGCTTTCTTTAACATACCCTACCCACCAGAAGTGCCAACTATGGGATTACCTATACAATTACAAGATCCTGAAATTATAACAGAATAATATGCCTACAAATACATACAAATTAACAGCGACTAAAGTATTAGCTACTGGCTCAACAACATTATATACTGCTCCCGCAGCCACAACAGCTATTGTTAAAAATTTATATATATCTAATACATCTACAGGTAGTTTATACTTAGATGTAGTCGTGAATAAAAGTGGTTCAGCAACAAACTATTTTTTAATCCAAAGCGCCTCAGTACCCGTACAAACATCCTTTCAGCCAATATCTGATCCTTTAGTATTACAAACTGGTGATGTTATAAAAATAAACGCTAGTGTAATAAGTGGTTCAGACACTCTGATGTCTTATCTTGAAATAACATAAAAATATATATAAAATGGCATTACAAAAATCAATCCAACATTCAACAGGTGTACCAGTTTCTTACTGGAGAGTAACTAAGGTACTACTAGACTACGAACGTAAATTTGGCGCAATAACTTTATCAGGCTACTATAACCAACAAGCTAGATTAGATAATAAAAGATCACTAGATGCAAGACAAATCACTGTATCAGCCGAATTATTTGACACTCATTTTTCTTCAGGAGAATTAGACAATAACACAAACCCAGTTAAACAGGCCTATATTTATATCAAGACAACACCAGAATTCTCTGATGTCACTGATGTTTAAATAGATATATGCCTAGAAACCCATTTTTAGATCAAGTTCCAGTTCAGGAGTTTCCTCTTGTATCCTACTATCTGCAAGATAAATTAGGTACAGCAGGAGGTGGAGGTACAACATTTCCTTATACAGGAAGTGCAGTTATTATTGGTTCATTAGAAATTACAGGTTCATTAAGTGTATCTCAAAGTTTAGATACATCTACTAGAACATTAAGTGATGAATCTGGTATTACTTCATTAACATGGGATGGTGAACGAGTACTATATGATAACAGTTCAAATTCTAGTATTGATTGGAATAACAGAATACTAAATGATTCTACTAGTACAGCAGGTGTCAGCTGGGAAAGTGGTCTAAATATTATGACTTCAGGCCCATTATTAATAACATCTGGTTCAAATACAATAGTAGGAACAGGAACATTATCAGGAGGTAGAGCCACAATAAATAATAAATTAGTTACTAAAGATTCTCTTATACTTTTAACTATACAATCAAAAGGTACAACACCTGGAGTTTTATTTATAGACAGTAAAATAGCCGAAACAAGCTTTACAGTAAGTTCATCATTACCTACAGATGCTTCTACCTTCGCCTATATGATAATTAATTAAAATTTGTAATATTTATAATAAAAGTATATTATGGAAACTAAAGTTTTAACACAAGAAGAATTACAACAAATCAAGGACGTACAACAAGAAAGACTAACCCTCACTGACCAATTTGGTATTATAGAATACAATATCCAGGATTTAGAACAACAGAAATCCCAACTCGTATCAAGACTAGTTGCCCTAAAACAAAAAGAAATTGAGTTAGGAAACATGTTGCAAGAAAAATATGGTGATGGTACCATAAACATAGAAAAAGGAGAATTCACAAGTTCTTCCTAGGTTTTTGACCAGTTTTGCAATATTTATAACAAAACATAAATTATATAGAACATGGCAGAAACTTTAATATCTCCCGGCGTACTCGCAACAGAAAACGACCAGTCGTTTATCTCCCAAGGCCCTATCAGTGTAGGAGCCGCTCTTATTGGACCTACAGTTAAAGGTCCAGTTGAAATCCCAACTATAGTAAGATCGTATAGTGATTACCAAGCACAATTTGGTACTACATTTAGCAGTGGATCACAAGCATACACTTATTTTACTTCAATCGCTGCTTACAACTATTTTAACAATGGTGGTGAATCATTATTAGTAGCTAGAGTAGTGAGCGGTACATTTACATCTGCTACAAGTAGTAATGCTTTAAATAATGTTCCATCTACACCTGGAGCTTTTGCCACCGCTAGTGTAACTAATACTTCTTTTAATGCTGCTAGTTTTGCAAATAATAATGAGTTTAGGATTACAGGATCTGATGGTTCACTTTTTAGGTTTATAGTCACTACTACATCAGGGACTCCTGCTGATGATATTGATGGTAAATTATATTATTTTGCATCTGGTAGTGGAGCGGCTGGACCTTTTATTTCATCTTCAGTAAATAATTTAAAAACTAAATTAAATAGTGTTTTAGGAACTAGTGGTACTAATACTTTTACTTTTGCTACTTCATCAGATGGAACTCCTAATTTAATTATTTCATCATCTGTTTCTAGCTCAGCTCTAAATGGTATCATATTTAGTTCAGGATCTGGTGCTAGTTTCTCAACACAAGCCACTTTGGGTGGTGGTGTGAATGGGGTAGGAAGTAACACCTTTATATTAAGAACACTTTCTAAAGGTACTATTATGAACAGTACTAGTACTGAAGACTCAGCGGGAGCTTTAGCTAGTGGTTCAGCTGATAATATAAGATGGCAGATTGTAAACGCGAGTACAAGTTCAGGTACATTTGACTTGTTAATTCGTAGAGGTAACGACACTACAAACAACCAAACAGTATTAGAAACGTGGACTAATTTATCACTTGATCCATTTGCTCCAAATTATATAGCAGCTGTAATAGGTGATTATGTCACTAGTTACAATTCAGTCACTAATCAAATTGATGTGACTGGTTCATATCCAAACAGAAGTGCTTACGTTGGTGTATCATCTGTACTTTACCCAACACCTAACTATTTTGATAACAATGGTAATCCAGTATCATCATATACAGCGTCAATTCCATTAAATGCTAGTGGTACATTTGGAGCCGCAACTGGTAATTTATTTTATGGTGGTGGAGCTAATTATTATAGTAGTATTGTAACTGGTGTTACTAATACACAAGGTCTTAATGCTAGTGATTATAATAATATGATTAGTTTGTTAGCAAACCAAGATGACTATAGATTTAATGTGTTGTTAACTCCTGGTTTGATATCTAATGAAGCTAATTTAGGTACGTCACAAATCACAACTGCTATAAATAATACTCAAAATAGAGGTGATAGCATTTATGTGATAGATTTAGTACCATATGGTACACAAGCTATATCAACTGTAACATCTGCCGCATCTGCTAGAAATACATCATACGCCGCTGCTTATTGGCCTTGGGTTCAAACAGTTGATCCTGATTTAGGTAAAAATGTTTGGGTACCAGCATCAACCATGATTGGTGGTGTATACGCATACAACGATAGTGTATCAGAACCTTGGTTCGCACCAGCTGGTATAAACAGAGGTGGATTAAGTAACGTAATACGTGCTGAATGGAAATTAACTCAAGGAAATAGAGACACATTATACAGTGGTAAAGTAAACCCAATCGCTACGTTCCCTGGACAAGGTGTAGTAGTATATGGACAAAAAACATTACAAACAAAAGCATCTGCTCTTGACCGTGTAAATGTACGCCGTTTATTAATTGCTCTTAAATCATACATTTCTCAAGTTGCTCAAAACTTGGTATTTGAACAAAACTCAATCGCGACAAGAAACCAATTCTTAAGCCAAGTAAATCCATACTTAGCATCAGTACAACAAAGACAAGGTTTATACGCGTTTAGAGTAATTATGGATGATTCAAACAACACACCAGATGTAATCGACAGAAATCAATTAGTAGGTCAAATATATATTCAACCAACTAAAACTGCTGAATTCATATACTTAGACTTTAACATCCTTCCAACAGGTGCTACTTTCCCAGCTTAATGGGAAGGTAGTTACCTCTTGAAACATACAATATTTATAATAAAAGATAAAAACATAATAAAATGGCAGTACTAGATCCAAACGAAATATTTTTTACCGCGTTTGAACCCAAACAGCAGAACCGCTTCATAATGTACATTGATGGTATTCCATCATACATTCTTAAAGGAGTAGGCGCGGTGACATTAACCCAAGATACAATCGCCTTAAACCACATTAACGTACAACGTTTTGTGAAAGGAAAATCAAAATGGGGCACAATACAATTTACCTT